AGGGTACTACGCGAACCGTTCACGACCTAAGCGTCGAAGAGACACATGAATACTTTGCTGACGGGCTCCTTGTTTCCAACTGCTACGACGATACACGGTATGCCTGCATGTCTGAATTCGTGAGGAACCCGCGAGGGCTCAGGGTCAGGGAGAAACTGAGGGCAGGAACAATGCGCATCGAAAAGGACAGCCCATATGACGACTTGAGGCGCGGGCTTTGACAAATGGATCAAGGAGCGATACACTCCGGTTATTGATGCCATCCGGCGTCGACCGCGGAACCTTCCCGCGAATAGCCATGCAGGATCGTGACAGTGAAAGCTGAAGCCGATCCAAACCAGCACCAGTCCAGCCAGATGCCCATCCCATCTGGCTGGGCTTCTTTTCAAACGAAAGGCGCAGGCTATGGATTTTCTGAACGAAGCAAGCAGGGCAACTCCAGCTGGTGACTCCTCGACATTCCTCACTGACGCGACAAAAAAGCGCAAGGGACAGACTGAAGGATTTGTCGCATCCGACCTCCCCGGATTCGTAAACCCGATGGTCCAAGGCGCTGAAGACAAGTCGATCTACATCCCCGAGGACGCTGCCGGCGCTGACCAGGCTCCGATGCTTTCACGCGATCAGGCAGAAGAGATGTCGAAGAAAAAGAAAACACCGGCGGAGATCCTCTACCCGCCAAAGGAATGAGCATGGACGAAGACCGTGGATCGGAAGCGGTAACCCTGCTCGAAAGCAGGATCAAGACCCTTGAAGAAAGAAGGCTCCGGTGGGAGCCCCTCTGGAAAGAGGTCATGGAATTCTGCTTTCCCGCCCGACTCTTTGATCCGGTCGACGACCAGAACGCAGACAAACGCCCAAAGGTAAACTACAACAACCGGGCCGCACTGGACGTACAGATTGCGTCGTCCGGATTCCAGGGATACACCGCCAACAGACGGTCGATATGGATGAAGCTGCAGTTTGAGGACATCCGGCTCATGGAGGAATACGGAGTATCAGACTGGCTCGAGGAATGCGAGCGAACCCTGTACGCGGTGTTCTCCCGATCGGGATTATACGAAGCCCTGGGAGAAGCGGTCCCTGACGGACACGTGATCGGCACCGCAGCCATCTACATCGAAGACCTGGGAGACGGAAGAATATCATTCCAGGCCCGGCACCCGCTGGCAATATGGATCGGAGAAGACGCCCAGGGAGAAGTAGATACATTCCTCGAGGACGTACCGATGACGAACAGGTCTGTCGAGAAACGCTTCGGGAAAGAAAACATCAGCGAGCAGATGAGGGAAGCATCAGACAAGCGCCCCTACGAAGTGACATACATACGGCACATCGTGATGCCCATGGACAAGACGTTCATGCAGTACGCCCAAAGGCCGACGCATGAGAAAATGCCGTTCTGCTCCGTCTGGTACGACAAGACAGGCAGGCGGGTCCTCGACGCAGGCGGGTACTGGGAGTTCCCGACAGCAGTCTGGAGGCAGACAAAGAACGCAGGCGAGGAGTACGGACGCTCCGATGCGCACGCAGCTCTTGGTGACGTGATGGCCGGGAACCAGATGACCAAGAGCCGGATCAAGCTCGGGAACCTCATCGCGGAGCCTCCGCTCCTGGTTGACGCAGGGCTCGAAGGAATCGACACGATCCTGCCGAACGCACACATATACCGGGAAGACAGGCAGGACACCATGGAGGCGGTCCCGCTCGGAGCAAACTACCCGATCACCAAGGACAACGAGGAGCGTCAGGACGCCCTGATTGATGCCCATTTCCATATTCCGATTTACCAGATGCTCCAGAACATGGAGCGGCAGATGACCGCAAGGGAAGTGATAGAACGGACCGGAGAGAAAGCCGCGATCCTTGGACCCACCACAGGGCGGTACGAGCGCGAGATGCTCCAGAAAATCATACGGCGCACGTTCAACCTTTTGTATCGAGCCGGGAAACTGCCGCAAATCCCGCAGGCAGTGGTCGAGGCTGGAGCAGAAGCAAGCATCAAGGTAGAATTCCTCGGATTCCTTGCACAGCTCCAGCAGCGGTATTACCAGACAACCGGAATCAACGCTACGATGGCATACATCCAGGCAGTGATGCAGATGTTCCCAGAGTCTGCAGACTGGGTAGATGCCGACAAGCTGATGGTGGAAGGGATGGAAAGCTCCGGATCGCCTGCGTCAATTGTCAGGGAGAAAACAGACGTCGAGAAGCTCAGGGTCATGAGGCTGCAGCAGCAGCAGGCTATGGCGCAGGCCGCGCAGCAGCAGGAAGAAAGCAACATGATGATGCAGAACGCCGACAAGCTCGGGAAGAAGCCGGAACAGGGCAGCATGATTGACGGTATGGTCAAGATGAAGCAACAGCAGGTAGCCCAGCAATGAAGCCGATGAACAAGAATGACGTATGGTTCAAGGACCTGCCTCCATCCGAGAAAGAATCAAAGATCCAGGAGATCGGGAAAAAATTGTTTTCAACGCCTGACGGAGCAATCTGGCTGGCAACCGTGCTGGACGACCTGCGGTACAACGGAACCGTCAGAAGCGAAGGTGAAGTAGCGCTGCGCAATTACGCCACAGTACTCCTGCGGGACAGGATCGGTGTCGTGAAGGACAGCATGGCAGTAACAACCGCCCTGCTGAATATTGACCAGAAGGAGTAGGCATGGAAACTGATGATAAAGGAGCGCAGGGAACCGGAACCCTCGTAACCGATCTCGCCAAGGAAACCGGCATGGTACCGCCCGCGAGCGGTACAACCCCTCCCGTAACCGCACAACCCAGCCAGGATAGCACCCAGCCGGCAGCGGAATTACCGGGATGGACGACCTCGACCACCAAGACCCTCCGGGCCGATCCGCGGTTTGCAGCCTATGCGTCGAAGCATAAAACGCTCGACGAAGCGCTGCAGGCAAGCATCGACATGGAAGAGAAGGCAGGGAAAATGGTCGCCATTCCAGGCGAGAAGGCAACCGACGAGGAAAAAACAGCTTTCTATGGCAAGCTGGGAGTCCCCGCCAAACCCGCGGATTACAAGCTCGACCTTGACCCGAAGATGAGTGTGGACAAGAAGCAGGTCGAGGAATACCAGAAGCTCGCACATTCGATGCGGCTCACCAACGAACAGGCCAATGCATTCTTCAAGACAGCCAACGAAAGTGCTGCAAGGGAAATCCAGGCGTTCAAGGCCAGGAACAACGACGAGAAGATGCAGGTACAGGAAACACTCAAAAAAGAATGGGGAGAGAAGTACGCGAGCGAGGTAGCAATCATGACCAGGGGCATCAAGGCGTATGGAGGAGAAGACCTCCTTAAGGACGCCGAGGCCACAGGCATGGGCAACAAGCTATCCTTTATCCGGCTGCTCCACAAACTGGGACAGACGACTGTCGAGGATTCCGTATCAAGGGCAACTGGAGGGCCGCAGAGCCAGCAAGACGTCGCAAAGACGTTGTACCCGAACATGAAGTAAGGAGAGAACATGGGAACCATAGGCACTGGAGTAACGTACCTCGACCTCGCATCGAGGCTCGACCCCAACAACAAAGTGTCCGCGACGATCATCGAACTGCTCGCGCAGAGCAACCAGATCCTCGAGGACATGATCACGGTTGAAGGCAACCTGCTTACCGGACACAAGACCACGGTACGCACCGGCCTGCCCTCTGCCACGTGGCGTTTGCTCAACTACGGCGTGCAGCCCAGCAAGTCGACGACCACCCAGGTCACCGACGAGTGCGGCATGCTCGAAGCATACGCCGAGGTAGACAAGGACCTGGTCAAGCTCAACGGAAACAAGGAAGCGTTCCGGCTGTCGGAAGACAGGGCTTTCCTGGAGAAGATGAACCAGGAGATGGCGACCGCCGTATTTTACGGCAACCGCTCGGTAACCCCGGAGAAATTCAACGGCCTGGCTCCACGCTTTGCCGCCGGATACACAGACCGCTGGTCCAACCGCGACAAGATCGGCTCGAACATCATCCCTGTGGTTGCAGGAGCCAGCGGTAACGACCAGACGTCCATCTGGCTCGTTGTATGGGGCGAGAACACCGTCCACGCCACGTACCCCAAGGGATCCGCAGCCGGCATCCAGCACCAGGACCTCGGAGAGCAGACGCTCGAAGACGCCGCTGGTGGCAAGTACCAGGGATTCCGAACCCACTACAAGTGGGACATGGGACTGGTTGTCCGTGACTGGCGCTACGTCGTTCGCATTGCGAACGTCGACCTCGGCACCATCACCGCAGACCCCACCACGGGGAACCTGTTCGACGCTCTGGATGACGCGATCACCCTGATCCCCAACCTCGGCATGGGACGCCCGACCTTCTACTGCAACAGCCGCGTCGAAGCCCTGCTCCGCAAGCAGCTCCGCCGGAATGTCTCAGGCACCCTGACCATGGACCAGCTGACCGAGAACCGCTCGGTGGTCCGGTTCAACGGGATCCCGTTCAAGCGCTCGGACGCCATCCTCGGCACCGAATCGCCCGTAGTGTTCAGCTAAGAAAGGAGCCAACAGATGGCAATACTTGATAAAAGCCTCCAGCTTGCCCTCGCGCAGGCTGATGTAAGGGCCGCCGGAACGTACTACACCACGCAGGTCATCGACCTTGGTGCAGCCAGGGGCAAGAGCATCATCGAGGAGAAGGGCATAGTTCAGATCCGCGTAGCAGCCGCCTACGTGGGCGGAACCAACGTGACCTTTGAACTGGTCTGCTCGGACACAGCATGGACCGCACCGGCTGGAACCGGAGCCACGAACGTCACGGTTCTGGGAAGTACGGGAGCCATCGCGACCGCTGGCCTGACCATCGACACCATCGTCGCGGAGATCCCGGTACCAAGGACGATCCCAAAGCGGTACTTCGGAGTCCGGGCGGTCAGCACCGGAACCTACTCCGCAGGCACGCACGACGTCAACATCGCAGTCGGAACCCAGATCGGGCCGTACTAACAGGAGGAATAAAGAGTGGCATCAACAAAGAAATCTAATCCCGATGCGCCGGACATCGTGGATGCAAGGTGCAAGAAGCCAGGGTATCACAGCCCAAGCGGTACGATGTACGAGGTAGGGCAATCCTACAGCGTAGATCAAAACGACGCATGGGTGCGTAACCACTTCGAGGTTGAGGATCAAGTGGCGCACGATCCGAAATCGGACAAGTAGCCCACCGAGGGGAGCCGAAACAACCGGCTCCCCTTTTCTCTACAGGAGATAGACCGTGGCAATAATCGACATATGCAACGCAGCCCTCATGAAGAACCACCACATGGACATGATCCCTGACACCGCAGACCTGGACGATCCGGTCGGCAAGGCACAGGTAGTCTGCGCGAGGTTTGTAGACCAGAGCAGGCGCGAGGCACTGAGGCTCGGGCCATGGACGTGCATCCTTAAACGGGTCCTGCTTGCCAGGGCAGAATGGGAAGCAGAGAAGGAATACGAAGCAGGCGACATGGTGGTGGCTGGAACTTCGGTCTACAAGGTGACAACAGCCGGAACCAGCGGAGCAGGCGAACCGACATGGCCGGCAATAGGAACCGTGGTGGACGGAAGCGTGACATGGGCATACCAGTACGACACCCTCCAGCCTTTGCCCGATGAGAATTACACGGGTCTGGCATACGCTTACGCCATCCCGTCCGACTACATCAACCAGATCGAAGTGAGGGATTCGGCAGGATCGCTGGTGCATTTCGAGATGGAACGCGGAATCCTGTACGCAGACTCCGAAGACCCGGTACTCAACTATGTACCCGACGAACAGGACGACGAACTGTACGACCCCATGCTGCGCGAGGTAGTGATTACCCAGCTGGCAGCGGCCATAGCATACCCGCTGACAAACAGCCACGAAAACGAAGTGGCTTTTTCACAGGCAGCGGCAGCCATCGCCCAGGCGTCATTCAATAAAACACGCAGGGAAAAGCGGCAGGGAATGCCAACGAGCGAGCCGTGGGTAGATGGAATATTTGACGAGAGGTACAACCCGTGAGCCAACAGCTCCAGATTCTAACCGACTTCACGCAAGGCGAACTGTCGCCAAAGATGATGGGGCGGTTTGACCTCCAGTCTTTCTACAAGGGAGCAAGGCAGGTCAAGAATTTCGTGCCGTTCTTTCCAGGGGGAGCTACCTATCGCCCTGGATTCCTTGACACCGGAGCATTCAAAGGCACCGGGCGGGTCAGGCTCCATCCGTTCATCCTGAGCCAGGACGTATGGTACATCCTCGAGTTCGGGCCTTCTTACGTGAGATACTGGAAATACAATACGACACTAGGGGCCGTCTGGCTTGCGATAGAAAGCGCCACGCCTTACGGGGCAGGGGACCTGGCATCGCTCCAGTTTGCGCAGAGCGAAGCAACGCTCTACATAGCGAGCAATGCGGCCGCACCAAGAATCATACAGATGACGGCCACCGACACCTTCAACTTTGGCACCATGACATTCACCGGGATAAGCGGAAGCGTTCCATTCCAGAGCCCAGGGAACTATCCAGGGGCAATCGCAATCCATGACGGACGAATGTGGTTCGCTGCAACAGACCTGAACCCGCAGGGCATATGGGGATCAAAGCCGTTTGATTATGGGAATTTCACCTACTACGAGACAATAAGCTCGACGAGCAAGCAATACCTGGAACCATACAACGAGTTCACCGGGACAACGGCAGCCGGGAGCATCACAGTAACAGGCATAAGCGCGGAAGAAATATCAGGGATACCTATAGGCCACAGGATCAATGGAACCGGAATCGTATCGAAAGAATCGGTGACATTTGTCGGAGCCACAACCATAGCGTCAGCCGTAATAAGCGGAGTATCAAGCAGTGTGATCGCCCAGCTCTCTACGGGTGAAACCATCGGAGGACAGAGCATCCCGATATGCACCATCGTGTCGCTCGGGACAAACTCCATCGAAATCTCGGCAGCAGCTACGGCAACCAGCGCAACCAATACGTTCACCAGGGCGGAACGCAGAACCTACGTGATAGCCAAGGGAGCAAGCAGCATCGACCTGTCGATTCCTGCAACAGCAGCAGGAACAGTGACGCTGGTGGACGGATGGGCAGATCCAACCGTCCCGGAATACCACGACGTAACCCAGACCCGCGACGTAGTGACCAGCGCGAGCGCAATGTACAAGACCATAGCCAGCGACCAGAACGAGCGGATCCTGTGGATGTGCGCCGGCAGGGACCTGATAATCGGGACCACCTGCGGAGAGCGCGTAATACCTTCGGGAATCAACGCTATTACCTTCACGTGCCGAAGGCAGACAGCGATAGGAAGCGCAAAGGTCCAGCCGTACCTGCTGAACGAAGCAATCATATTTGTGGAATCAAGCGGACGGGGAGCAAGGGAATACCTGTACACCTACGCGGAAGACGCATACCAGAGCCCGAACCTGACCGCGCTCGCCGACCATATCCTCGCGGGAGTGGTGCGCGAGAGCGACTACGCGAACGCCCCGATACCGATCGCATATTTTACCCTTGAAGACGGGACCGTAGCCGGGTGTTCGTATTCGAGGATTTACCAGCTCAATGCCTGGTTCAGGATCGAACACGCGTCAGGGACAATAGAAAGCCTCGCGGTAGTTCCAGGAGCAAATGGAGACGTTGTATACGCAGCGGTCAACCGGGGAGGAGTACGCCGGCTCGAGCGAATGGGGCAATTCTTCGGGACCGAAGGACACCTGGATTCATCGGCGACATCCGTAAAGGCTGCAGGCGAGATCGACGACATAGACTGGATCACCGGGGCTGCCATGGTGGAATACGAAGGGGACGCATACGAAGTGACCATAGCCCTTGGAAACGCGATCCTTCCCCCGATGATCCCTGACGGCGCAACGGTTCGGGTCGGGCTGCCGTACACCGGACGGATCAAGACCATGCCGGTCAACGCCATGGCACGGATAGGAAACGCCCAGATGCGCGACAAGACCATCGCGGCAGTCAACTGCAGGATGATGGCATCGTATCCATTCTATGCAGGATACGACGGAGGCACCATGGAGCGGGCAGAGTTTGCAGGACCGCTGACCGGAGACTACAAGATCCCGATCCACGGGATATGGGATACCGAAGGCTGTCTGGTCATCGAACAGACAGAACCATTCGATGTAACCGTCCTGGCAATCGCGCCAGAGATTGACGCGGGAGGCTGATATGTTCTGGATTGGACTAGCACTTACACTATTTCTGGTCGCAACCGCCATAGGAGGCGCTGCCAAATGGCTGGGTGGAGTCATAAGCCGCAAAAACCAGCGAGAGGAAACAACAGATCAAGCAACATACGAGAAGGCTAAAGCGGAATATGACCGGGATACTAACCTCGGAATCATGGAGAAGCAGCTCGCCTCCTCGATGGAGCAGGACTACATCGCAGCCGGCGACCTAGAAAAGCAGAGGGGGCAGGAAGCTACCGCAAGCGCACAGCAAACCTTCCTGGGGCAGCTGCAGGCAGAGGAAGAACTGACCTCCATGAAGGCTACCAATGCAAGATCGCTCGGAGAACTGCAGGCGGTCCAGGGCGGAAGCGGAGCCAAGGCAGACATAAACCTCCAGACGGTTATCAACGCAGAACTGCAGGCAGGAGAAAACTCAAAACGCGCCCAGATCGACAAACAACAGGGGCTGGCTACATATTCCCGCAAAAACGCAACGGACGCCATGAAAACCCAGCAAAACCGACTGGAGAGCAAATACGAGGAGGGAGGGTCGGTCCGCGACCTTTACAATTACCAGAGGACGAGGGTGACAGGAGATACACTCCTGACTACCACCTATCTAGACGACACAATCAAGAAACAAGAATACTTCGGGAACGGCTGGTTCCTTGCTGACCTCCTGGGATTCACGGGAGAAGCGGCAGACTGGACAGGCAATGCAGCAAAGGCGGGAATGTAATGGGTACAGGTTGGCAGGCAGCAGCACAGGAGCTATCAGGCGCAGGATCAGCCATACAAGGGATGGCAACGAACATCTACGAAGTCGACGCAAAGAACAAGTACGACAAGGAAAGCCGAAGGATCGCGGAACAGCTGGATCAATTCAAGAAATCACTGTACACCGACCCGGACCATGGGACCCCAGACCAGGCCAGCCCAGACGGATACATGAAAAAGTGGAACGAATTCTACAAGCAGATAGAAGGCTCCATGCAGAAGGTGGACAACCCGCTGGCAAGGAAAGACCTGGAAGGATACTGGGCAGCGACAAAGCTCCAGGCTTACAGCTCGGTGTACGA